TCAGTCGAAGAAATACGCGAGGAAGAAGATATGCTGCTATGAAAAAAGTAATTACACCCATGACAATTACGGCAACCGATTCCGATAGCCGAACAATCACCGGTCGCATCGTCTCATTTGAAGAAACTGGCAACGCATCAATTGGCAAAGTCCAATTTGCCACCAACTCAATCGAAGCCCAGCCAGTTTTGCTTAACCTTGAGCATGACCGGACGCGCAGGATTGGCAAAACTTTAAGCATGGAACAGACAGACACAGAAATCACGGCTACTTTTAAAATCGCTCAAACAAGTGCTGGCAATGATGCGCTTGTAGAAGCTGCCGAAGGTTTGCGCGATGGATTTAGCGTAGAAGTTTCATTTGACGAATATGAAACACTTAAGGATGGCACAGTACGCATCCTCAAAGGTGAACTTACAGCCGTCGCATTGACAAGTGAGCCAGCAATCCGCAGCGCACGCGTTGAATCAGTAGCCGCAACAGAAGGCGAAGAAAACGAAGATTCTGAATCCACAACAGAGGATGCAGATACCCAACCAACAACAGAAGGAGACGAAGTGGATAACGCCGTCACAACCGCGGAAGCCGTCGAGTCGGTCGAAGCCGCACAGTCAGTAACCGCATCTGCTACAGCAGTTGGCAGATTTACAACAAAGCCACGCATCGAAATGACCGCAGCAAAGTATCTTGAAAACAAGGTACAGGCTGCACTAGGAAACGAAGATGCCCGTCAGTATGTCTTAGCAGCTGACAACACAACCGACAATGCTGGTCTTGTGCCAACACGTCAGCTTGCAGAAGTCATCAACGGACTATCAACAACCATCCGTCCATCAATCGATGCAATCAGCCGTGGCACATTGCCTGACGCTGGTATGACATTTGAAATTCCAAAGATTACAGTCGCTCCAACAGTGGCAGTAACAGCGGAAGATGCAGCGTTTTCAGAGACAGACCAAAACGCAGCGTTTGTATCAGTTGACGTTAAGAAATTTGCTGGCCAGCAGAAATTTTCCGTGGAGCTATTCACAAGGACTAGCCCCGTCTTTTATGATGAGCTTCTTAGAAATATGGTCGCGGCCATGGCTAAGGCGCAGAACTCATACGTTAACGGCATCCTTATTTCAGCTGCAACAACCGACGCAACAACAGTTGCAACATATCCAACAGCCGCAGAGCTACTTGGAATTACAGCACGTGGCGCAGCAAGCGTTTATGGCTCAACAGCCGGATTGCCTAACCCATTTGCACGCAACATGATTGTTTCAACCGGACAGTGGTCAAACATCATGGGTCTAAATGATGCAGGACGTCCAATCTACACAGCTTCACAGCCACAAAACGCTGGTGGAGCTGTAGTACCAACATCATTGCTTGGCAACGTTGCAGGACTTAACCTTTACGTTGACCCAACAAACGGCGGCGATGGCGATGGCACAATCCTCATCGTTAACCCAGATGCTTACACATGGTACGAGTCAACCCAGTATCAGCTACGCGCTGAATCAACTGCGGATGGTTCAATCACAGTGGGCGTCTATTCATTTGGAGCATGGGCCACAAAGATTGCGGCCGGAGCTTTTAAGAATAACAAGGCGTAAGCCACATTAATCATCGGCTGGCGCGCTCCCGTGTCAGCCGAGTCGAACGAAAGGAATACTCATGCCCAACATTGTGACTGCCGCCCAGCTGCGTCAGGTGTTGGGCGTGAGTATTGCCTTATACGATGACGCTTATCTAAACGAAATAATTAACACGGCAGAAGCCGTAATTTTGCCGATGCTTGTGGCAAATACATCAGCCGTCAATGCCTACAAGCTAAATAACAATGAAGCCTATTACTACACCGAGCGCGAACATCATTTTGTCGCTGGACAATCAATCATTGTGGCTGGACTTCCAGCACCTTTTAGCGCGACAGTCACAGTCGTCACCGCTGGCGCATATTATTTTACGGCAGCTAGGACAAATGCCGACGTTACTTTGCGCGAAATAATTCCAAGTGGAACTGCCACACTTTCCGGTTATTCAGCCGTCAACATTTACACAGGCAACGACGCCATCGAGTCAGCCATCCTTGCCGTATCGGTTGAGGTATTTCAATCACGTGTTGCAGCTGGTGGACAAATCGAGGGCTTAGATTTTACCGCTACGCCTTACCGCATGGGTCGCAGCTTGATGAACCGCGTGTCAACTTTGCTTATGCCGTATCTTGACGTTGAGACAGTGTGCCAGTAAATGCCAGCATCCACTATTTTAAGTCAGGTACGGACACCGCTGGCCACTGCCTTAGCATCGGTCGCAGGCAACGTGTATAGCTACGTGCCGGAAACAATTATCCCGCCTGCCGTGGTGGTCGTACCGGATACGCCTTATCTTGAGCTTGAGACAATCAGCAAAAGTACGCTACACGTCAAAATCAATTTTACAATTTCAGTCGCGGTTGCCTATAACAGCAACCCAGCATCGCTTGACAATATCGAGCAGCTAATCATGAGTGTGCTGGCAGTAATCCCAACTGGGTACGTTGTCAGCGTGGTCGAAAGGCCAACAGTTACACAAGTTGGAGCATCGACGCTGCTAATCGCCGACGTTCGAGTTTCTACCTACTACACACAAACAACATAAGGAGACATCATGGCAACAGTAGTAATAACAGGCCGCGATATTTCTTTGTCCTTTACTGGTGGAACGGACATCGAAGCGCAGGCAACAAACGCAGTGCTAACCAAGGTTTTAGACCGACAGACTTACCAAACCCTTGACGGCGAAGCTTACAAAACCACAAACGTGACAGCTACTTTCCAGCTGGACATGCTTGCAGACTGGGGCAAGGCTAATTCAGTGTGCGAGGCACTTTGGACTGCATGCGATAGCGCACCGGATACCGACATCACCATCACAATGACAGCTGCAACCGGAGCGCAATTTGTGTTTCCAATTAAGCCTTCCTACCCAACAGTGGGCGGGTCAGGCATGGATGCGCAGACAGTGTCTTACACTTTCCTAGTGTCAAAGGGCGAAGTCACAGAGACTTTTAGCTAAAAACAAACGACGGGAGCAAACAAATGCAACAGCAAATAACAATTAAATATAACGATGGGTCAGAAGCAACCTATATGGTGCGCCCGCCTGATTACGCCCGCTGGGAGATGACCACCAAAAAGGTCATTTCCCAGTTTGGCGGCATGTGGGATATTTTGTTTGTTTCACACCTAGCCATGAAGCGCGACGCAGGCAGTAAGCCGACCAAGCCATTTGATGCTTGGATGGAATCAGTCAGACGTCGAAGTTGGTGAAGGCGACCCAAAAGCCATGAGCGCGGAAGTGTCAGCCGACTAATCGTTGAGCTGGCAATTGCCACGCAAATCCCTATGGTTCATTGGCAGACAGCCGAGGACATATTGACCGCAGTTGAGATATTGGAAGCGAGGACAAAGTGACCGACCCAATAGCTCTTGACCAAACCGAACTGCGTGCCGTTTTCAAAGCGTTAAAAAATATGGACGAAGCTGCACAAGATGAAGCTAAAAGGCAGTCCGGTAATTTAGCCGATTACGCGCGGACTCAAATTATCGGGACTGCCAACGGGCTACAAAGTCGAGCCGTGGCAGGTCGCATTGCCAGTGGCGCACGGGTCAAGAAGTCCAGCAAAATCGGCGAAGTGACTTATGGGTTTGCGTCTCAAAAGTTTAGCGGCGGGGCAACCACGCGAGACATTTGGGGCGGGTCAGAATTTGGCTCAAATAAGTACAAGCAATTCCCAGTGTGGTCAGGTCGTCAAGGTCGAGGGTCACGCGGTTGGTTTATCTATCCGACATTGCGCAAAATCCAACCCGAAATTGTCGAGCGTTGGACAGCAGCATTTAGCAAGATTTTGAAGGAGTGGGGCTAATGGCACAAGGTACACGCGCATTAACGCTCAAGCTATTAGCCGACGTCGATAACTTTAACAAAAACCTTAAATCAGCCGACAACGAAGTTAAAGGGTTTGGCGACAAGGTCGGAGATTTTGGCAAAAAGGCAGGCCTAGCCTTTGCCGCAGCTGGGGCAGCCGCAGTCGCCTATGCTGGAAAATTAGCCATTGACGGGGTTAAATCAGCCATTGCGGATGCTGCCGCGCAGGAAAAGCTAGCCCTAACTTTAAAGAACGTCACAGGGGCTACAGACGCCCAAATTGCGGCTACCGAAGATTACATCACGCAAACATCCTTGGCCTTTGGCGTTACAGACGATGAGCTACGCCCAAGCCTTGAAAGATTAGCCCGCGCGACTGGAGACGTGGAAAAGGCACAGAAGCTACAGACAGTAGCCATCGACGTGGCGGCAGGCAGTGGCAAGTCGCTTGAGGCCGTTACCAACGCGATGGCTAAAGCCGCCGAAGGCAACACGGCAGCACTTGGCAAATTAGGCATTGGCTTAACATCCGCCCAGCTCAAGACCATGTCGATGGAAGACATCACGGCAAAACTAGCTGGCACATTTGCAAATCAGGCATCGACTCAAGCTGATACTTTTCAAGGAAAATTAACACGGCTACAAATTGCCTTTGATGAAGGCAAAGAGACAGTCGGCGGATTTATTCTTGATGCCATAACCCCATTTGTTACCATTGTGGTCAACAAGGTAATTCCGGCAATTGCAGACTTTACAAGCAATCTTGACGATAAGTTGAAACCCGTTATGCGAATAATTCAACCAATTATCGATGGCGTAAAATCTGCATTTAACAATGTGCGTAATTCATTGGCAGATAATAATGAAGAATTAAAACCATT